AGTTTCTCCTTCAATATGTGTACGTCCTTGCTACTCATAGTGCATGACTCGGGACGCAAATTGATATGGTTAAATCTACCAATGAGATGTATAAGTTCAGCACTATTTAAATTCAATTAACCTCCATAAGATAGGTGTGCTAAGGGATATGAATCCCTCATCCAACCCACGCATGGGCTGGAGGAGAGAATCTATTTAGTAGATGTAGTCTTCTTCTTTGGTGTTACTTCTTTCTCAAGAGATTTCTTTACTATGTCTTGAGCAAACTTGAGCATAGTCTCAGGCTTGACACCATCAATAACTACACGATCCTCATAGTCTCTACTGATAACCAAACCACTGTGCTCCTCGCAGTACCAGATCTGTGCGTCCTTGAGGTAGTACTCGTGTGTTGATTCGAATGTTAAAGCCATGAATGAATTGATAAACAACGAAGGGTGTTGAGTCCTTCATCAAGCCAAGTATACCCAAGTGGATATACATGGCAAGAGGAAAGAATCAATTAAACGCACGCGCATAAGCTCGGTCATAGATGACACGTGCTTGCTTGCCTACGTTCATGATGTCCTTGGTAATTGCACGCCATTCAGTGAGATGTATATCCCAGCGTGTGCGTACGTCCTTGATGTAACTTTGAGGACTAATAAGTGTTGGCTTATCTACCTCAAAGAGTAAACAATGTCCTTGTAATGTACTAGCAATCTCAGCTAACTTAGCTCGCGTGAGTTTCTTATCAGTGAGATCAATAGATACATTGAGTGCGTCCTTGTAGTTCATGAGTCGAAGTGGAATACAGCGAGGTATGTCAATACAAGTGGCAGCAAAGCTACAGGTAATGCAAGCATGACATGATTAACCTCTCTCATTGAGAGGCAACGGTCCATGCGGGAATCGAACCCGCATTACTAGCGTGACAAGCTAGCGTACTAACCGTTATACGAATGGACCAGTAAAGGACTGGTGTGTCCTTGGTATTTGTTTATACAAACTCAGGTAATTGTGGACCGAAGTCATATGGCTGTGATCCATACCCAACTAACTCAGCTCTATCTGCATGTACACAGCACTGATTGACAAAAAATCCAAGTGAAGTTAGTGGATTAAATAACACTTGAGCTATTGCTCTAGCTGATACATTCTCATACTCATACTCATATCCATTCTTGAAAGTAACTAAAGCCTTACGTGCTAATAGATCTACCTTCAAGTCCTTGATAGCAGCAGATGTACGAGTTGGAACTGTGATATACATGTTGATCATGTTGATAAGTAAGTGAACAATTAAGGGATGTAATATCCCTAAGCTTGAGGCAGGAATCGAACCTGCCTTACACCATCAAGCAACTACGCTTTCAAACTCATTGAGTTTTGTTTCGCAATAGATTTCAACTACTAACCAAACTGAATTGTTGATTAAGTTATTCACTGAATATGGAGGTCTTTCTTCAATGAAGAATTCATACCCGTAGTTGTCCTCGATATAACTCTCGATATCGTCCTCATGTTCAAAGAAGAAGCGACGTATATCTCCGTAGTAAATAAAGTCAGAGATTCCTTGACTCATCCCGTAATGAGATATGTCTTTTACTTCATCAATGTCAGTGAATCTTTCATCGAGAGCATCAGTTAAACGTGACATGTTTAATAAGAAGCTACTCTCATTGAGTAGCAATAGTTGCGAGGGGAATTGCACCCCTCCTTGCGCTATTACGCAGCAACATCTGTTAATTCAGTAGGATCAATTTGATTTCTTAGATCTTCTAAAGCACACTGCAATTCCTCAAGAATTGGATACTTTTCTACGACCTCCCACCAATCATCCTCATCAACTTGATCAAGAAATCTTTCATAGTATTTGTTAACTGTTTTAGTTAATCTCAATACTTCTGTGATCTCTTCCATCGCATCAATGCGTTCAGATAGGTTTACAAACTGAGCAGAATTAGTAGACATGATTAATAACTAACCTTGCTCATTGCAAGGCAATTGAAAGAGGAGGATTTGATCCTCAGCTACACGCTGTACTCTTCCCAATATTCCTGAAGCTCATCAGGATCAGTAATACTTTGACTATCCACGTAGTAGTGATCACCTAGTCCTGAACTGGATTTATCCCAGCTATTGTTAATAACATCAAGGACTAACTGCGAACAGTTAGGTGATACCAATGCAACAGGACGTGTGTGTCCTTGAGGTGTGAATGGTACTAATTTTTTCATGAGAAAATATATATAAACAAACGGGGATGAGCAGGTCTTGAACCTGCACTCTTGAAGAGAGTGAGCCGAACGGCATCCCCTGTTCATGTCAACATTGCAAGTGCAACCCACTTGCTAGTCACCAGCTCATTTCAAACGCCGCTGGTTCGGCGGTGTCAGCTGCTTGTTGGATGCTGACTGCTCCATCGATGAATCTCCTCTACAGGCAGATTGTTTGTTTGGCGAAAGAACCAGTTTCGCTCTGGGAGAGAGTTGTAGTTAAGTACGAGACTCTCCTCACCCTTTCAGGGAGAGTCGAGTACGTACGTAAACAACTCTTCTCGATCTAAGTATACCACGGTGTATTGCAAGATCCACTGAGCATTTATACTCAACTTTATACGAAAGTGGATAGAACCCAGTGATAGCAGTGGTGATAATTATTTCTTATGTAAAACAAATCGATTCATTACCACAGTGATAGCAAGGTGTCTAGCATCTGTGTTGATTTGCTGACCGACAGATCGCCTCATGCTCACACATCGCGAGTGATACCAACTACCGCGCCCAGGTATGCACGCCCAGGCGCGTTAGTAGGTCAAATCCCAGTCATATCAAGTAGATTCTTAATCTACCGCGCGATCAATTAACGCAGGCGCGCGACCCCCCTACGGGGGTAAAGCACTCCCGCCCTCGTTAATATAAGACCTCAGAAATTTATGTTGAATTTTCAGGGAATATAAAGATTAAATAGTAGATAATTAGAGATATCATACATATCCATAAAATAATCGAACTCATAACTTGAAATCAGCGTTAAACTGCTCTAATCCCTTATCTGTCAACACATGATTAGCCATATTATCGAAGACTTTAGGAGGAATAGTACATATATCAGCACCAAACTCAAAAGACCTACCAACTGACTGCACATCACGTATAGATGCAGCTAAAACCTTAGTATCTACCTTCTGTTTCTCAAATACATCACATATATCATGTAATAGACTTAAACCAGTAAGACTATTATCATCCATACGTCCAATAAAGGGAGATATATAGGTTGCACCTGCCAAACTACACAATATTGCTTGAGAAGTACTAAATACGAGAGTCATATTAACTCTAAGACCAATATTAGTTAAATACTTACAAGCTTTAAGTCCTTCAACGGTACAAGGTAGTTTAATCGTAGCAACATTACCATAATTCTTGTTAACGGCTACTCCATTCTCTATTAACTCTTTAGAAGTCTCACCATAGACCTCAATACTAAGATCTTCTACTCCTAATTCAATAATATCTGTATAAACCTGCCAAGGATCCCTACCACTCTTTTTAATTAGTGTAGGGTTAGTTGTAACACCAGCTATAAGACCAGTAGATAATCTTTCTTCTATATCAGATACTATAGCTGTATCCAGAAATAACTTCATAAGTGAGTGGAAATTGAGTTTTAATTAATTGTTTACAAGCTTCTGCTATATCTCTGTGTTCTTTCTGAGTACCATTAGCTGTTCTAAGGTCTACATAATGAATCCAAGACCTCAAAGTACCATTCATATAAAGACGTGTTGGAGTACCCATTGGAAGGACTTCTCTAGCACATTCTTTAGCTATACCAGCAGCTAACATATTCTTATAAAGATTATAAGTCTGTATATAGTTAGAACGTATAACATACTCTAACTGTTCTTTATCTAATAACCTTGTATCTTCTATACTATTCTGTCTATTCTTAGGATCTTGAAGTCTTAGGTTTGGAGGAGTAGGAAGTTCTAATTCTTCTACACTTGCATACCGTTGACTAAACTCTTGAAAGCTAAAGGATCTGTGTCTAAGTATCTGAGCACTAATAGACCTAGTAGTATTAATCTCTACACACATATTCACCATCTCAAAGGGAGACCAGTGTTTATGTTTAATAAGATACTTAATTAGTTTAGAGCTATCTTTATTATCTTGATTAGTAGGGTTGGACACTCTAGCCATATAGGCTATCAATTCATCACCATCTTTAGTGGAATGAATTAGAGTTACTTTACTCATAAATTAAGTTCTAGTTGAGTTTGAGGTGTATAAAAGGTATCTTCTTTATTCTTTCTAATCTGACATACATAGGTTGTACCATCAGGTCTTCTATAAGTCATATCAGATTCATGACTATTAATAAGTAGCATCTCTACTATCTTATCTTCCTTACCTATATACATATATGATATACGTATTACGTCTTGTTTGGGTGTTGTGTGTAGGTGTTATAAGAATATCGAAACCATGGTCGATATATGTATAAGGGGAAGAGTTGTCTACGAAGTAGGCAATGTCTTCCCCTTGAGGGACGAGTCCACCCTTCTCCTCCCTGTATAGATGACGAACCTGGCTAAACCCAGGTAGGGACTGACTTGTTGTCTTCTAGTAAATTAGCTTGATCTCTTTGGTCTTTATTCATTCCAAAGACAAGATGATTAGCTGAAGCTTGAGGTCTATCTATTGCATCTTTCATTAAAGATTCCCATTCTTCTCTTTTTCTTGTCTTAATAGCTTCATGAGCAGAGATAGATAGAGCATCTGTAAAGTACTTAACGCCTTGAGCGAGACAGTCTACTCTATCGTCGTGTTTAACTGCACCTTTCTCTCTACACATTCTAGACATTTGGTAGAAGAGCATGTACATGAGTCTCTTTTCAGGAGCTTCATCTTTATTAGAATGGTAATCCCACTCTATTACTTTTTTGTCTACTACTAACCTGTGTTGGTTAAGTACAGGTTCAAGTGAGTCTATTATTCTGTCTTCTTTACGGACATTAGCTCTTACCTCTTCTATGTCTATACCTAACCCAGTTTGTTGAAGGTGTTTTTTAAATAGTTCAGCAACGATACCGTCACCAAAGTTTGTTTCAATAACTAGTTTAGTAACTCCATATTTTCTGCATCCTCTGAGTATATCGAGCAAGGTATTATCAGAGTACCCGTCCCTGTATGCACGCATTTCATGCAAGAATAGGAAGCCGTTTTTTTGAGATATGAATGCTGCGGATGTTTCGTCAGTTCCTCTACCTGAAGGATCGACGCTGCATATTGTTTCTGAGTAATCGGTCCATTCTCCTTGGAGTTGCATTGGAGAGTAAAAGTAATCTCCTGGGAGACCGACTGTGGGTAAATCTTTGATAACGTTTTGAGGGTCTGAGCACCAGACGATTCGATCGGGAGCAGACTTAGGATTAACACTGGTGACGATAAGGTCAGCCATTTTAAGAGGGAATTTCTCACTATCAGATAAGCTTGTGTCTAATTGGAACTGAAGCAAGTAGTTACTCCGTCCCATAGCAGCTTCACGTTCTATGAGATCGTCATTAGAGAATCTATCTGGATCTGTTACGTCCCATTCATCAACACCATTATCAAGATCTTCTTGTATTTGAGGTGCTAATAATCCTTCGTATTTAGATAGTTTGTCTTTTCTTGGGTATCTGCTTGGCCAAACGAACGGACGGTAGTTACGCTCTGCCAGCTTACGATAAACAGTAAAAGTAGTCTGAGGAGTCCCGAGATAGCAAATACGGCTATCAGTTTTGGGTGTAAGGATACTTTCGGCTTCTGTGCAAAGTTGAAGAAGTTTTTCACGCATCAACTCCGTCATAGAGTTTCCTGGTACTTCTACGTCGTCTAATACCATGAGGTCTGCACGAGAACCAGTAAGTTGTCCAGTAATACCAACGCTTTTTACGCTTGGAGCCTGATGAGGAGAACAAGCTACGTCGAAGGAGATACGACTCCACCTTGCCTCGTCGCTTTTTGGTTGTAGGTGAGATAACCATGGTGTTTCTATGATTAGTTTTTGTAGGAAGATCGACATGTTGTCTGCACGTTCTTTAGATGCAGAGATAATCATGATCTTCTTTTCTTTGTCTTTGAATAGCGTCCACAACACGAACGCACCTGTAATCCACGATTTACCGACTCCTCGGAAAGCTTGGATTTGTAGACGTTTAGGACCGTGTTGTAAATAGTCAGCTATAGCGAATTGCGCTCTTGTTGGAGGGGGTAGATCAAGCTGTTCCCATAAAGCGGTCAGAAACAGCTTGAAATCGCCCTGTAGAGCCTCTAAAGGGTTCTCCATGTATGTTTAATCATTTAACTATTTTCTTGCGCCTTATATAGGCTTCTATATAGTCATCCCAATTCAGGATTGATCCTTTTTTAATTAAGACACTATCTGGTAAGTCATTTCTAAATCCCCTACTAAAGTTACCTTTTTCTTTAATAGTGCTCTTACCAATCTCACCAGTAATATTTTCAGCTATATCAAAACCTTTATTAGCTAATGATTTTAGATGTCCTACTGTTAAACCACTTTTTTTAATCTGATCAACCTTGTAGGCATGTCTAACTTTCATATCTTTTAAAATATCATCTATACTGCTACCCACTCCTTTTCGATTAGCAGCATCAGTTATAGCTTGCTTATCAGTAATCCATGGATGCTCTCTATTAGCTCTGGTCTTAGCGTATTTCGTTTTTTTTTTATCAGAAACTAATTTCAAAGACATAGGTTGTCCAGCTTTCATATTAGTCTTTGGTAAATAAGCCTCACCATTAATATAAAATCTGGGATAATTCTTTAAATCAAAGTTAGGATTAGTATGTTTAAAAGTATATGCTTTTCGCATGTATATATCAGCTGCTTGTTTAAACTCTTTAGGTACTCTTGCAAGTGTAGTTATTTTGCTAGAAGGATACGAATCAGCATATACTTTCTGAGCTGGAATATTGGAATAAAAGTTTTTAAGAACTGTATTTTTAGTTTTTACAAAAGGACTTCCAAAAGCCTTTCTGTTCTTTAGAAAAACTGCTGTTGCAAATGCTAAAGCTCTTGGATCAAACCCTCTTCCGTTTGCCTTACCATCAAAGGGGTTTGAATCGATATATTTAGTTAATTGAGCACCATTATTTGCTAAATAGCTGATCCCATTTCCAAGGTGTTTTTCTACATCAATAAAGTCAGCAAAATCAGAATATCCATTTACTAATTGACCAAACTTTGAGTTTCCGTTCTGTTCTTTTATCTGTTGTATTGCTTGATCTGATTTATCAAAGAAACCATTTACTTGTTTAATTACTGGTGCATTACTTATGGTTTGCTGGAGTAGATCTATTTCCTCCTCGAAGTAATAAGGACGTTCTTGCATAAAAAAAGCCGCCCTTGCGGACGGCTGTGAGATATTGCTTTGTGGGTGTTAGTTGATGTGACTAATAATTAGTCGTTCTCTCAGAGGGTTATGTCCATATGTTTGACGCATCCATCTGAGCCAATGACTGCTACCTTTCCCTTGATTGCACTTCTTGCAGGCGGGTACCAAATTACTTGTAAGATTCTCTCCACCGTTTGTTTTAGGTTTGACATGATCGAGTGTAAGTTCATTAATTTCATAGTTATTACCGCAATAAACACATGTACAATTGAAGTGCTCTTTAATAGCTCTTCTCCAGAGCCGCTTAGCGTCTGAATTTGTCATGGTTATTAGGTTGTATAGATAGTGTTTAGGGGTTGGTAGAAGTGGGGTCATCTATTAGTTTTGAGTCTGCTACGTCTATTAGTTGAAGGTTTTTGTAAAGTTGCGTCTTTAGCTTTTCTGCTACTTTCTTTACCTTTCTTATGAGCGACATCTAAGCCGTCACCATTGCCATAGGTTTTTTTCCTTCTATTAATCGCATTAGCATTGACTCTTAACTCTAGACCTTTCTTTGTTTTGTTGTATGCCTTTTGTTGATTTTTATAATTGCCATTGGCATATTTGGCTCCGCTACCTTTTACCATAAAGTCTTTGTTGTACGAGTTCGGGATCTACCTTTGGCATAACAGCTGCAAGTTTGGCGAGTGGACTACCTTCAATTGCTACACCGCTAATATCGTTTGTTTTAAGCCAATCACAGGCTGCCTTGAGATCTTGAGTAGAAGCTTCGCCACTTTTGACTCGCTTTAGAAACTCAGTTGTAACAAGGTTATGTAGTTCGTTAAATTGGTCTTCAGTGGCTCGTTTCTTCATTCGTCTTTCATACCTGGGAATAGATTTCGTTTGACAATCTCTACTGCTTTATCGTCAATAGTATTATCTGTTGTATTTGCATAAGCTTCGAGAAGCTGAATGATCAAATTCTTCACTGCAGTAGTGGAGAGAAAGGTCATTAGGATGGGTTTGATGATGATCATTTGTTTAGAGAGTTTGGTATCTGTAGTGGTGATTTTTGTAAGTCCTCAATTAATTGTTTTTTCTCTTGTAGCTGCTCTATTACTTGACCAGTAGGTGAGTTTCTAAATTCGTTTACCTTATGGATACCGAATGAAGCACCTGCAATAACAAGGACAAAGAGTGCAATTCTAACTTTCATCTGTCTTTACTGTTTTCTTAGTAGACTTTTTCTTTTTAGATTTGGCTTTCTCTTCTACTTCTTTTTGCCATTGATCACTTAATGTACTCATTTTTTATCAGTGGGTTGTTTTTGATTTGCTAATACGGCTATAGGTACTACGTCACTACACAAAGATTCAAACCTTGATTTAGGTCTTATGGTGAAACCTCTTTGCATAAAGCGTGTGCAGTTATCGATACGAACTAATTCGTAATCAAGCCTTTCTTTTTCGAGTTGCTTTTCAGCAATTGCCTTACATATTTCTACGGAACGACCATCTAAAGGAATCATGAAAGATAGTTGTACTCCCCAGTTCTGTGTCATGCTGTATGACTCTGGATCGTACGGTCTACCTTCAGTTCCTAAGTAATAGGGAGAGAGGCTCATAACTGATCCGTTACAAACCACTCCACCTCCATATTGTTGTCGTGAAACTCCAGAATTATTCTGAAATTGCACAGCTTGATTAGTTACATTTCCTGTTGCAGCAGCTGAAGTTTGAGGGTTTAAAACCGTGTTACCATCTTCAGCTCTGACTGGTACTCCTATTGAGAGAAGACCGATAAGGAAGTAGTAGTAGAGGTTGTATCTATTGTTCTGTTGATGTCTGTTACTTCGATTATTCCTGCAGCTCTTTGGACTATTTCTAGCTGAAAGTTCTGACCTGGAGTTGTTATGTCGAAGTTTGTTGCATGATCGTTTATGTGTCCTGAAGGCGTGATGTTGTGTCCAGTCCAACTGGAATAATCTCCTCCGTAAACGTTTGTTTGAATTGTCTCTACAATTTGTTGAGTGGAATTGGTGGTTGAGTTCATAGAACCCTGGGTGAAGGCGGGTGTTACAGTATTTGCTCTAACTGCAGTTGGAACTAGCAAGAATAGAGCTAGTAAATACTTTTTCATGCGTCTTCTTTCTTTTTAACCATGGGACAATTTACAGGACTATTTTTACCACCATTCTTATTACCAGTGGTCAAGCCAAATGTTGCTAAGGCTCCCGTAAAGACCGAAGCAACGAACGTGATATCCGAGTTACCTGACTTCTTAACCATAGGTATTTCTACGTAATTAAGAGTGATTATAAAACCAGACCAAACTACAACTCCTAGACGTACAAAAGTTCCTAAGATTTGAATTTGTTCTTCTTTATCGTCAATACCTTCTTTTAATTTATGAAGAAGGTTCTTCGGTTTCTCCTTTGTTTCCATTCAATTTCTTTTGTATTCGTTTAGCAATCTGCATAATGATAGGTTTCATTACTTTAACAGTTTGCTTAAATAACGAAGTTACAGTAAGGGTGGCTATAACGCTCACTGACGCTGTAGTTCCTGCAGTCACGAGTATTTCTTCTTTGGGAACTGGAAACGTCAGGTCAGTGAATGGTATATCTATACGTTTAACTTCAGCAGCTTCTTGTTTAGGTTTAGGTGGTTTACCTTCCTGTTTTCTTTCAAGCTCCTCTTCCATTAACTCTTCAAACTCTGGTGTGATAACACCTACAGGAGGTGCTAATACACTAGGAGCTATAACTAATGGGTCATAGCTAGGAAGGTCAGCTGTAGGTTGTTCTAGGGTAGGTATAGGAATATCTACAGCACCTGGGATGGTCAGTGCATCAGGTAGAGTTATAGAAGGGAGGAGTGGTTCATCTCCCATATTTATTAAGTATTATTTTCCCATATTTCAAAACTTTTATGATGCCATTGTCCGTACAGTTCTCCTTTTTTTGGAGCTTTAATAGGTGTAAATGGTAATGTTTCCACGTGAGACCAAAACCTACTATTAAATTTAGATCCAGTTTTATAGTGCCATAATATGAAATTTTGGATTGTATCTACTTCTCGGTGCAGTCGTTTCACACATTCAGTAATTGGTAAGTTATTTAAAAATCTTTCAAAACCAACTCTTGCAATATATTGATATAGACCTGTAGCTGTAGCCTCAAGTGGTTCAACAAATGCACATTGATTACCATTTAATAAGGTACGTTCTCCAACAAATGGGTTATAAGAACAGTAGTTATCAAACTTCATCTTGTGCTCTATTTCTTCCACTCCAAATCGTTCTTGAAAGTCTTTAGTTGCTTCTTCTAATGATGTTAATTCATGATTATATAAATAACCAAGACTTAATTTATCCTCAGTAGGAACAACAAAAGTCCATCCATTAGGGGTTGCTTGAGCTTCAGTCCATATCAAGTCTCTTTTGGGTAGGCTTGCAAGTAATACTGAATTAATAGGGTTGATGAGTTTCTTTATATTTTGGTTGTCAATAGCTTTTCTACCACGACAATCAATAATGAAATCAGCATCTATTTCTTTTTCTGGATCTTTTATTTCTTGTTCTATAACATTAAATTTTCCAGATGATAAGACAAGTTCAGATAATTTCTTAGGGGTATAGTGAATAGATACATTGTGCATTGAGTAGAAATCATGAAAAAATTCATCTTTCTTTGTTCCCCAATTTTTATATAAAATACCTGTCTTTAGTGTTGCACCAATATTATTGTCGTACCACGTACAGCCTAAGCCGTCAGATATTAATCCTGCTATAACAGTTATAGTACCTTGACCAACTCTTTCGATTGGGTGATGATCGGAGTCATGATATAAGTCAATTTCTATATCTGGTCTATATAAATGATAATGCAAAGCTGTTACACAGCCTGCATTACCTGCACCAACAATGGCTAGTCGTTTCATTCATTGATATCATATTGTTTTATGTGATCGTTATAGAATTTTTCTATATCAGATTTTTTAATTGTTTTAGAATCTAATTCTAATTTACTTGTATTACCATTTTTATCAGTGTATACAATATTAGGTGTTGCCATAATTTTAACTATTGATCAGTTGTAAGTGTGTTTGGATATTGACGTGAATCACCTGGCCATATAATTCTTACACAGCCTCTACCACCTTGGTTTGAGCTTCCATGACCAGTAGTATAATCAGCACTACCACCACCATAGCCGCCGCTAGGAACTCCTGTAGAAGTACTGTTATTTGTTGGGTAACCACCTGAGCCACCTTGACCAGCATCTCCTTCTGAATTAGCTGCAGGTTTTGCACCATCGCTTCCTTTACCAAATTTACCTGTACCACCTCCAGCACCAGCCATCAGAGCAGTAGCTTGACCTGATGTATTACCAGAAGAATTAACCCATGCACTATACCCACCTGCACCACCGCCACTACTTGTTTCTGGGTTATCACCGTTAGCAGACCCAGCTACATATCCATAACCACCATTACCACCATCACCCTCATAACCAGCGCAACCGCCTCCTGCACCATAATAATTAGTTGTAGTACCCCAACTAGTGTGAGAAGCATATAAACCACCAGTCCCACCATGGTAAGTATTATAAGGGACACTACCTGAAATATTAGGATTATAGGAAACTTGACCACTAGCACCACCAACAAGACCTTGTAGATGGCGATCAGCAGCGTAAGCAACCATATCAAGACTTCGACTAGTATTACTATTTGTTCCTTTAAAACGACTACCTACTTCCCATAGTTCATCGTTTTGGTAAGGAGTATTAGGGAAATTATCTTCTGTATCATAACCTCCACAAACGTAGATGTTATATGTATCACCTGGATTTACTTCTATATCGTTTAACCAAGTTAGGCTACCACCTGCTCCTCCGTAGTAACCAACTTCTCCTTTACCACCTCTACCTATACAAAGTACACTTATTGAAGTAACTCCAGCAGGAACTGTCCATGTAGTGTTATAGGTATTGACTGTGTTTGTAGCTCCTTCACCTGCTTCAAAAGTAACTTGTCCTGTTACTGTTCCACCAGCGCCTGCTCCTAATAGCATTTGTTGAAGAGACATTAACTGAGTCCTCCACCTGAGATATAACATTGTGTCGCTGATGTCCACATAATAGTAGCCATTCCTCTTCCCGCAAGCGTACGGTTTCCTGTTGCTCCATCAGCAGAGTTGTACATAGTTACCCCAGAACCTTGTGTAATTGTTTGATCTGAACCACTATCGTTAATGATTGTCAGCATATCTCCAGAAGCAAAGGCTGGTGTCGCGTTAGAAATAGTTACTCCTGAGTCTGCTATATGTACAGCCCTACCAGCATGATTACCGTTTGGTGTCCAATTACCACCTGACATGGTGATAATAGAAATAGACCTTACATCACCAAGATCATCATGTAGTTTTGTTGCTGTCAGTTTTCCTGTACTAGAATCAAAAGTTAAATTCGGTTGTGTTTTAGGAGCTAAATCACCAGTAGCATCAGTAAAGAACGCAACATTACAAGAAGTATCTGATGTCTCAGAAGCAACTGTAATAGTTGTTGGAGTTGCAGCAGTCACAGTCTGCCAAGAGCAAGAACCGTCGCCATCTTCTCGGAGGAACTTAGTACCACCTGATTCTCCAGTTGAGAGAATCGCGGTTCCTTCTGGGGTAGAACTAACACTAGCCCACGTTAAACCACCAGTATTACCTGATTGTTTTTGTAGGAATTGTCCATCACTACCAGCATTACTAATTTTTAAATTAGCTTCATCAACTGTATCATCAGTTATAACTGTTGCTCCATCAGCAGTAGAAGTTACTTCTCCACTGTGGTTTGGGTGAGAATAGTTGTTAGCACTAGTAGCTATACCTGAAAGTTTTGTTTTCTCTGCATCTGTATATGCATTTGTATCTGACTCTGCTTCATAAGCTGTTTTTATTTCTGCACCAGTTTGATCAGCCGTAGCACTAGTCTCAATACCATTTAACTTAGTATGATCAGCATCAGTAAATGTATTAGAATCACTAGCTGCCTCTACTGCTGTAGCTATTTGTGCAGCTGTTATAGCTCCTGTATTACCGTTAACACTTAAGACAGCATCAGTAGGTGTTCTAAGTAACGTATAGTCAGCCATAGAATTAGCTGTACCTCCGTTATGAACATACGATTTGTTCTCGTCAGTTCTAACGACTACATCACCTTCTTGTGCAGTTAAAGCTAATTGAGCAGACTCGTTTGCAGCCTCCTGTACTGTTGTAAGTGCAACTGCATTAACAGAGAATTGAGTACCAGTTAGTGTTAAACCTGTACCAGCTGTATACGTTGTATTTGTATCAGTAGGTGTAGCCCATGTTAGCCCACCTGTATTACCAGATTGAGCAGACAAGAACTGACCATTTGTAGGTGCATTACTTACTTTAAGATTAGCTTCGTCTACAACATTGTCTATAATTACTGTAGCTCCATCAGCAGTTGATGTTACTTCACCTGTATGGTTTGGATGTGCATAAGGAGTTGTCCATGATAAATTATTTGATCCATCAGTTTTTAAAATCTGATTTGCAGATCCATCACTACTTGGAAACTCCATACCACTTAATACAACATGACCTGAACCATGTGGAGTGATGTTTATATTTGCATTACCTGAAGGAGATATAATTGATTTATTATTAACACTTAAATTACCACCAAGTTCAGGTGTGGTATCTTCAAGTAATTCTGTAATTCCAGATTGAGTTAAGCTAGATGCTGTAGCAAACGATAAGACACCATTACCATCTGTTTTTAATATCTCATTAGCATTACCATCAGTAGGTAGTTGATAAGTAACATTAGAAGATAATGAAGATGGTGCTTTTAAAGCTATATAATTACTACCATTTGCAGTCTCTTCACTTACTCTTACTTCCTTACCGTTCTTAACAGTTACGTGTTCATCAAGATTTACTGAACCTGTAAATGTCTCACCAGCTATAGATGCATATCTGGTTTCTGATGTATTAGCAAAGTATCTTTTCCATTTCCAACTAGAACTACCAGTCGTTGTGTATTGAAGTCTTACAGTTAAACCTGAATCACCTACAAAGCCAGAAGGCATTCCTGACATAGGTGTAAAGGATTCAATACCAGTAGAATCAGTAACCTCTACTCCAGTACCATTTGTAGGGTTAGTAACAGCTACTGCTGTAGCACCTGTACCACCACCTCCACTAAATGCAACTGTTGCACCAGCTGAATATCCTGAACCAGCAGCTGTAATAGTAACACCAGTAACAGCACCTGCATTTATAGTAGCTGTAGCTGTCGCACCTGAACCTGAAGACCCAGAAGAATTAGTGATAGTTACAGTAGGAGCACTAGAATAACCTGAACCACCAGCTGTAAGTGATATACTACTAACTACAAAATTAGGTATAGCATTTTTATTAGCTACTGTATTATAAATAATCTCACTATCTGCTTTCGGAACATTAACCCAGTTAACACCATTATATTCTAATTTATCTAATGCACTAGGACTAGCTAAAACTACGTCTGTCAATGTACCCATTGTAGTGGCTACACCTGATGGACCCTGTAGACCTGTTGGACCTTGTAAACCTTGTGGTCCTGTTGAACCTGCTGGTCCAGTATCACCTTTTGCACCCGCTGGTCCTGCTGGACCTTGTGGACCTGTCGGACCTGTAGCACCTGCTGGTCCAGCTGCACCTGCTGCACCTGTAGCACCAGTTGTACCTTGAGCACCTGCTGCACCTGTAGCACCTGTTGCACCTGTTGCACCAGCAAGTGCTCCTACATTCATCCATGCAGTACCACTATAAGCCCAACAATTATTATCACTAGCTTTCCATAGATCCCCTTGTGTTGGGTTTGGTGCAGTAGTACTATTTGGTGCTCCTGTGTAGGCATAAGTTCCAAGAAGTCTCAGACCTGTACCTTGATCACCTTTTGGACCTGCTACACCTTGTGGTCCTGCTGGACCCGCTTGTCCTTGTGGACCTTGTTCACCTTGTGGTCCTCTCTCACCTTTTACACCTTGTGTACCTTGTGTTCCTTGTGTACCTTGTGGTCCTTGAGCACCTTGAGCACCTGCAGCTCCTGTTGGACCAGCTGGACCTTGTATACCTCTATCACCTTGTGGTCCCTTCATTGTTCCAGAAGGGTTAGTTATTGCTCCTTCTAGTTCTTGGAGTTGTAGTTGTATTTCAGTAAAGTTTTCATTCAGTGCATCTGCTCTTATAGCATTGCCTGGATTAAATGAATTTGTCATGTTGTTATAAGAGTTAAATACCTATGATTGAATGTCTATTGATTTTGAAGTTCCATCCCATGATGCCTCTACCGTTTTATCCTCACCTGGAGAGTTACTAAATTCCCATTTACCAGATATAGAAGCACTATCTGCTATTTGTTTTGAATTAAATTTAAAACCAGGCTGTTGACATAAACCAACACCATTTACACTTAAACCACCTATATGTGGAACTGCTGGACCTATACCGTAACTTTGAGCAGTGCTAGGTACTCCAGTTAAAGAACTACCACTCTGCCATGGAGAAGCTTCTTGTAAATGGTTATTACCTATACCAAGATCATAAAAATATGGTCCCATATGATGTACAGCTAGAAACCAACCGTTGCTTGTGCAAACTGATGGATCATTTATTTGTAGAAATCCATCAGTTTTGTTTGCTGAAAAATCGTTATATTTATACCAATCTGTAGTCCATGGTCCCTGTGGAACATCATTTGCAGGTGTGGTATGCCAGACATTACCAAAGGCATTTAGATGTTCTTTTTCAGCAAATTTTACGATACCTGAACCTACCCATCTAGCATACTCATATTGAGTTGTATCTACAGGTTGTGTACATCTTAATGAGTACTGCCAAGCAGAACTTGATGAACCTGTTTCAATAGTTATATAAGCTGAATCCGTAGGTTTGTTAATTATAAATGCAGTTGGTGTGTTTGCATTAACAGTATGAGTGGCGGTATTTCCATTAGGAAAGGTATGAACAAATGTCTGACCTGCGGGAGGACTAGTAGCTGTTAAAGATAAAACACCATGACCACTACCTATATTATGTAATTTAGCAGTTGACGTTGTACCTATTTCAGCTTTCTCACCACAATTACTTGATTCTAATATTGAAGTATCTTCAAATTCTGGAGTACTACCGTTGAATTCAGAACAAAGACCATCTGGAGGTCCACAACCGATACATTTAACTCTTATGCTTAATTTATTATCTTTTAAAGTATCGTCAATTTTTAGAGATGTTGTTCTATCTTCTCCACGTAGTTCAGTAGATCTTACTAAAGTTGCTGAACCTCCTGTTCTTGGGGTCTTATACCAATTAACATTAGCACCTTGAATACATGGAGATGTATAAGTAATAGTATCTCCAGTTTTAAAAGGTCTAAGTGGATCATCTCTATCATCAACAAGTATGCCTGGGGTTCCATCAGTCTCTCCTCTAGTACCATCGTCAGTATCTGGATCTGGTATAGGGTCAAATTTATTAGTTAATTCTGTACCACAAGCTAAAGTACATCTTCTAATTCTAATCTTAGGTTGTGTATCTGATATCTTCTTAGGTGCAATTTCAAATTCAATCGTATTCTCATTGATGAATGTATAAGTACCACCTTCGTATTGTTTTATCCATTTATTTTTATTGTTATCAAATAATTCAACAATTACGTGTTTCTTCTCTTTATAAGGAAATGGAAAATAATATCTAGTTGTATGACCATCTCCATAAAAGAGAACCTTAACTCGACCTGCTCGGCCAAGCCAGGTTTTATTAATTTGAGATGGCATTAATGATTCCTCCTAGGGTCTAATAGTTGTTCAACAAATTCAGATGTACGTTTTAAACTGTCAGCTTCTTTTTGTTTAATTAAGATAGTCTCGTCATATAAAGCTTTTACTTCTGGATCGTTAAGTATCGATGACCAACCTAGTTGTCTATGCTCTTCAAAGAGTTGTTTGATTTGCTTGTTATGGTAGTAAGATTTACCAGGATCTTTATCAAATTCACCATTCTTCATATCCTTTTGCATCTCATTAATAGAGTTAAGGATTTGTTTGTTCTTAGATAGTTTGATTAATCTATCTTCTAAACTCTTACCATTTACTCTTGAGTCACCAATAGCTTTTTGGAATTTAGACCTAATGTCATTCTCTTCTCTAAGACTTAGCCTTATACCGTTAACACTTGGTGCAGATAAGGTAGATGTTCTTTCATCAAAGTTACTTTGTTTAAGTAGCCATACTGCTTTAGTGTTTCCAGTTGTCACTGCAAATGGAGTAACAGCATCAATCATCCTTAGTAGTGGAAATCTACTGCCTGCTGGATTACCATTAAGAATATTGTATTTCTTAGGTAGTGGATCTTTAGCTAGGTATTCAGAAGATAAGTTTCTATTTCTAATTGTATCTCTGATATCACTATTCAGTTCCCTCATATAAGGGTTGATGGTTCTGCCTAATGCATTTCTAGCACCAGCTAAAGGTACAAAATCATTTGCAATACCACCTACGATCTTCTCAAGTTGTCCTGGTCTCATCTTAAAGACATCAACCATCTGGTTAAGACCAGTCATCATTGACTTGTTAGTGATTGAACCAGCTACGATTAATGGAATTGTCTGGAATCTTTGATCAGCCCACTCTGGACCCATTAGATACATGTTATCGCCTATATCAGCAACAGCCTTACCTAATGTATTAAACGGCTCAAGTAGATCTACATTGACTCCTAAATCTCCAAACCACATCTTATTACGTTGCCATCCTGCATCTTCCCATGACTTTCTGATAGTTGTATCAGCAGGACCATCACCAGATAGTTCACCTGCTAGGTACTTATCAATAAATAGTTTAGTAAATACAGTTCCTGTGATAAGTCTACCTTGCCACATCTGTTGAGCATTGCGTAATTCATCAACATTCGTAATACCGTATTTAGCTAGATCTTTAATGTTATCTGGTTTAGCCATAAATACACTTCTCATCTCCTTATGGAGTAGTGATATTCCTGGCATTCTTTTTGTATCTAGAATGAAATCATTAATACTTGGTCTGATGAAGTTAAAGAATGGTACTAATTGAGGAAATCTATTAAATGCAGATTGTAAGGTTGCTAATCTGTCACCAAGACCATTCATTAAAGTTGATTCTTTGAATTGATAGTCAAGGAAAGCATCTTTTGTGGTATCTATATCACCATTTTCATCAAGTAATTTGCTGTAGTAATGATCCTCAGCTCTCTTTAAAACCTCTGGTGTGACCTCAGAGATCTCATTTCTAGCTTCTTTCTCTAGTGCATCAATAAAGGCTAACTCTCTTGCTCTTGCTCTTGATTGAATAACAGCATGTGCATCGTCAGCTGCAGCTAAAGTTCTACTACTCCAACCTGCAATATTACTCTTTTGGATCTTATCTAATATGTGAGCAAATCCCGAAGCTAGTTTGTCAGAGAAATTACCTCTCTGTTCAGTCCATGCATCATAGACTTTCCAATCAAAGTCTTTATGATTCCTAGTGCTATATCTATTTTTTATTGTTGTTACATCACTAGAGAAGTAAGAATTCATCTTACTCATCATGGTATCCCAAGCCTCTGGTAATACCTCATACATACGTTTGAACTTTGCAAGTTGGATTCTTGCAGCTCTGGTATCACCTGTTCTACCAGCTCTTATACCAGCACCTAATAAGGTTTCAAACTGTGTTAGATAACTGTTAAATCCAGTACCCCATAGAGCACGTTGTGGTGTTTTTGGACTAGATAATCTTGAATGAATCAAGATACCTTGCATATCTCTAATGATCTGTCCAGTTCTAGTCTTTCCTTTAATCTCTCCACCACGTAATAACTTACGCATGTAAGAGTCTAAGTCCATCCATGTTTGGATCTCATCAGCTTGAGAGAAGATCTCTAGTATTCCATTAGCTAATTCTTTAGATTCACTTTCTTTCATGAACTTATTCATTAGCTCAACACTAGCCTTAGTTTCACCATGGATATCAGCTAATCTCTTAGCTACATCCGCATCAGAAACAGTCATACCTTTTCTCATCTTCCGACCCATAACACCCCATAGGTATCGGCTCTTCTTGACGTTTCCTAATCCAATAACTAACTTATCTCCTATCTTTTTCATAGGACCATCAACTGCAAAGACATCTCCAAAGTTGTTGATCTCTCTAGCAGCTAATGCATGATCTCTTAGGTTTTTAAATAAAGCACTGTTTACTAAATCAGCAGCTAATAGGTTTTCACCTGCAGCCCATATCTCATAACCACTTAGCTTATCCTTACTTAATTCTTCAAGTGGACCCCAGAACTCATCAGCACTCATTTCTTGCCAATTCCTACCCATCATTTCTTTGTAACGTTGGTAGGCTGGTTCAAAGTATTCTCTAAATGATTTGTTAGCTGCTTTAGCTTCCGCTTTTATCTCTTGAAGTCTTGCATCAGTAAATAACTCCTTACCCATCTTCTCTAGCTCTTCAATTGGCATCCCATTTTCCGTAGACATGCGATGTAATTGAGCAGCTGTTAGTGGTGAGTCAGTTGAACCTCCCTTAGCACTTGGATCAGTATCAATTTGATTTAATTGTCTATGTATCTCAGCTGGTGGAGCTGTTGAAGTAGGACTACCTTGCCATGGATCTGCAAAAGGCTTGTTCTTATGTCCTCTGAATTCAGTAGTAGGTTGCTTAGGTTTTGGAGTTGTACCCTCTGGTAAAGCTCCAGCTGTTGTTGTTCCTGTTATATCTGGTTTATCAGGTACAACATCAACATCAACTGTTTGACCACCTAGCTGTCTATCAATACTTAAGATACGCTCTTCAACAAGTTCTTGTTGTCCAGCTTCTTTTATTTGAGCATCAACATTAGCTTTCCTTGCAGCTGCTATCTCATCTCCTTTTGGTAAGTTACCAGCTCTATTCCAGATAATTCCAATCAATGTATCCAGACCTTTCTCTAGATACATCTCTTCTAAGATATTCTTGAATTTCTTAAATAAAGGATGATCTGTATCTTTAGTAGCGAATGGTCCGAGAACAACATCCATAAATGGAGCTTTCTCTACAATCTCTGCAGATAAACTATCTCCATCAGTGTAGGTAGATGTTGCAGCTACTAGACCAGTTGTTGCTAATCCTCCAGCTGCAGGTACACCAGCTGTTCCAGCAACTACTGCTGCAGGTACACCAAGTGTTCCATAGTGAACTACACCCTCAGTAAATTTACCCCACCAAGTTCTAACGATTGGATCTTCTACATTCTTGAGAGGATCCCAATCAGGTGTATAACCTTTAGATGGATCAATATCCTCTCCACGAGCTGCATCATATAGACGTTCAGGTAAAGTTAAGATTGAATCAATAGCACCAATAGCACCTTTTTGAATAGCTGCACCGTATTCTTCACCTGCATCTGCGAGGTTGTAATCCTTTGGATCTTTCTCTAGACGTGTTTTGTAAACCTCCTTTCTTTCTTCTTTAGTGCCAAACTTGTTTAGAGTTTCATCTATGTCAGCAACCATCTCACCAGCTTCAGTAATCATGTTCTGTAAGCTGGCTTGTTGCTCTACCTGTTCTGCACTTTCTTCAGCTGCTATTTGTTGCTCTATATAGTTGGCACGCTCCATTGCGCCCAAGTTTGGACCCGTGGGTTCCGTGTTTGTAGGCATAATTCTATTTGGTTAGTATTCAAGACCTGGAGTGAGGAACTCTGGATTACTCCAATCCATTTGGTAGCCATCCTCATCTTCACCTTTTAGGCGTTGCACCTCGACATAACATCTAGCTAACCCAGTTTGTGTTGGTTGACATCGTAATGTCCTTAGTAGATTGTCTGGTGCTTTATCTATATCTTGTTCTATTTGTGGCTTATCTACTGGCTTAAGACCAGCTGCTTTAAGCTGACCATTCATGATATCGAATGCTTCTAGAGTAGGAAACTCTTTAGCTATCATGCTATAGATTTGAGGTACAGGATCACCTTCTTGAGCTGTGTCCCTATACTTCTCAGCTTGATCTAAATGTTCTTTATCTACTACTACTAACTTATCGTATTGAGATGGATTATAAGCTAAAGCATTCATAGCTTTTGCTAAGTCTTTTCTAAATTCTCTTGTAGTTCCTTTATCAAAGGTAGTGTTGAGTGCTCGTTTAGCTTCTTCTAAATATAGTTTCTTACCATCAGTATTTATCTTAGCTCTAACATGATCTTTGATCTGTTGGTAAGCTTGTTCAGGTGTGTACTGAGTAAGTAGATCTCGTGTCATGCTTGCTATATCTGCCTCCATAATATCTTTCATCTCAAGCTCTAAATCACCACCTTTTTTATACCAGGTCAATCCTTGTGATTCAGTAATAGCTGTATCAATTAATTTTTCTATCTTTTCAGCATAATCATCATCAAACTTTCTAAGGTCTTCTCCTTTAGTTACTTGATCTAAGAACTCAGCTCGTATGGTATCTGAATATGGAATTAGATCTTCTTTAGTTAAATAACCTCTAAGAAATTCAAGATCTCGTAATTCAGCTCTAGCTTGGTCATCGCTTCTATCTTGTCTGGTTTCATAGTCCTTTAAGAAATCTGCGTTCCGACCAGTAGCCTTTAAGACTTGATCATTGAAGTCCTTTTTATCTGCTTCAGTAATTTCATTTTCTGCTGCAAAGTCTTCCCATTCGTTTTCAAAGGAATCATAAACTTGATCTCGTTGTTTATTTTTTCGATCCTCGATCTTTGTCCATGCATCCTCATTCATATCATATAGACTACCAATCCATTGCGAATCAAACTCACTATATTTCTTCTTCATATGAGGGGCTACTTCGTTGGCTATTCTATCGACAAGATCTTCAAAATCTCCAAAAGAAAAATCTTCATCATCAGCTAATGCCTGTAATGTTTTATCTGCTATTTTTCTAGCATCACCATAGTTCCTATCTTTACCTTTATCGTCATAGGTAGCAGCTAAAGCATTTAAATAATCAACATACTTACCACCGTTTTTAAAAGCTACTGTAGCCTTATCCGTATCAACGAATCCTTGTTTAATCCTATCGTCTGTTTCCTTAGCTTTAATTAATGCACCTTCTGCTTTCTTGATATTCTCCCAAGCGTTATCATCAACAATAATAGGATTAATTTCATTAAGACCACTAAATAAATAGTAATCTTCTCTTAAGTCAGCTAAGGCTGCTTTTAACTCAGCAGCTGATTCAATCTCATTAAGTTTAAATTTCCTACCACCTTCGCTTGTTAAATCAATTTCTAATGTTTCATTATTATTTAATTGATTTTCTAGCCAACTACCATACATCTCACCTGATAATTTAGCAGCTTCTTTAGCAGCTCCAAATTGCTCCCAGGGAGACATTTTTCTTATCTCGTCAATGACGTTATAACGAACACCTTGCTTTCTTAGCTTTACAGCCTCTGCATTTATCTCACTATGTGCTTTACTAAACTTCTCTTCATTTGTTCTTAGTTCCTTGTATTGCTCTGGAGTGAATAGCTGAAGCTCATGTATCTTCATTTTACCTCGGACTTCAGCTCTTTCCTGTCCTCTTTTACCCGCGTCAAAAGCAATGTTAGAAGCAGTTTTAGATAGATTTACCCAAGGCTGTACAACGTTAGAAAGGTTAGAATCAATGGCGTTTAATTCTTGCTGCTGTCTGTTGTTTATGTTTTGAATGTAGGTGTTATAAAATGATGTATCTCTCATGTGACTAACGGATCTATTGATGGTTTGACTAACGGATCTATTGGTGGTTTACTTGCTTCATATGCATCCCATGTTTTACCTGCAGCTCCTAAGAACGTAGGTAATAGACTTGGAGCACGTTGAGGTATTGGATCAGATTCAAGTATTAGTGGACTACCTGTTCTTATGTTGGCATTATACTGAGATGATAAAGCTTCTTTTTTAAGTTCAGTCTGTTCAAGCCCACGTGAAAACGCTGCAGCTGCATTAGACATAGCCTTACCTTCAACCTGCCAAGATTTATTTCTAAGTCTAGATGCAGTATTTCCAAAACTTTCCATGCCTCCAGCATTACTCATTATTTTCATTAATGAGTTGACGTTTCGTTGAGATAGTTCAGATGCTAATTGATAAGCATGTAAATCCTGTCCACCAATTGCAGCCACTACACTGGCTTTATTAGCATCCTGAATTTTAGATTGGTTAGCTTTATCTTCATTATGCTTTGCAATCTTAATTGTATTTCTATTATTTTTAGCTATTTCATTAGCTCGGTTTTTAGCAGCAACAGCTTTACGCTGTTCCATCGCTCCATAAATGGAACCAACTCCACTAATTACTGCTCCTGCTATTGGAGAACACACGGCAAAATTCTATAAAGGACAAATTATTTGGTCCGTAAGTGACCTCACGGAGGAATTTAAAACCTAAGAATTTCAAAAGTTTTAAATGTACAGTGTTTCTTTTATCAACAATGTTCCAAAGTAATGGCTCATCTCTTGATTCAATGAAACGTTTTGCTTCTCTAGCAAATGTTATTGGGTAGTCGTGGATAGCTGATGTGGTTAACATCCACACAAGCCCACCATCCTGAATACCTACCAATCCAGCAGTCCTGCCGTTTGGTACGGTAAATGACTTACAGAAGCCCACCAGAGACATGAAAGGTATCGACAACATAGGATCTAGCCCATGACCTTCTACGACTTCTCTGAGATCATCTGGACGTAAATTAGAGGCCACTTCTAATGCAGCCTCTGGTGTTACGTCATGGATATATTTAGACTTTTTTATAGTATCTTTGATTGTAATCTCCCTCCCAAAAGGATGAATATAATGTGCAAGGTGAAGGATGATTAGCTTCTAAAGATAATTTAAAATCTCCATTCCTTGCATAAACTGGAATAGTTGTTTTTGTACTATCTAAGAAAAGGTAACGATTCTCTTCAAAACCATAATTTAAACTTGCTTCATGGTTTTGTATCCAATCATTACGTCTCTTTCTTTTTAGTCTTGTCTGGTGATAACCAGTTGGACCTAAGTTTAAATCTACTCTATGTATAATTGTAGATGCTCTTGTATCAGCTCTTACTGCATCGCCTTCTGATTGCTTAAGATAAGGTACTGGAAATTCAACCTTCATATCATAGGTATAACCTGCATATACAGTAGATGTAGACCAATCTCCTTTAACTGTAAAATCACTACCTTCACTTAATATTGGATAATCAGCTTGTCCCTTCATTGGACCTGCTGTAGCAAAGATAGTAAACTTCTTATTACCTGCTACAACAAAATTCTCAGGTTGACTAAAGGTTGTTAGCTTAGTAGATGAACTATAAGTCTGTCCTGTTAGTGGTAATAAGTTATCCATATGAAGAGGATAATCAACTAATTGAGAATCTAACTTTGGTTGATTCTTTAGATCAATCTTTTGTAGTTGTATATCTTGGTTATCAACTCTAATAACTGCATAATAGATTCCATCAACAAGAGCATGGAAAATTGTATTACCATGCATCTTCCATCTAAACCAAGAAGCTAGTATTCTCTTCTCTCCAGTATTAAACCATTTATAACCATAGATATCTTCATTAGTATCACTAGTAGCAAATAGAACTAGCCCATCTTCTTTTGACTCAGCTACTGAATTAATAGTAGTAGGTAGTAAAGAAGATACAAGTTTACTTTGTTCTATAACTTCTGTTTGTGATGGATTTGAGATGTTTGTCATCTCCATAAACTTAGTATGACTTCCTACGTTATTAACAAAACCTATTGTCGTACCTAATGAAAATGGTTCAACTAGAGGATTGTAATTAAATGTAGAGATACTTTGAATCTTAGCTGTTTCAGGTGATAAGACATCATTATCTGTAGTCAGTAAGAATTGCTTCTCTTTACTAAATAGAAGTAATCCTTTTTGTGTAGATATACTATGTACTAAAGTAGCTGGTTTTGTATCTCCCACTGATAGATCGATACTATCTGCAGGACTGATAGTCATTGCACTCTTAGCCCAGAAATTAAAGTCATCTCCAGGTTGAGAAAGAATAATACTATCGTTAGCTAATAAGGCTAATCTATTCCTATAGAAGGCTAAGTTCTGTATTGGATGACCAGCTACAAGATCATAAGTATCCTCTCCAAAAGCCTTTGATAAAACAGCGTTAAATTTGGAATAGTGAGGGTTGAATATAAAACTAGGGCTAGGATTAGTGTTATCATCACCAACAATTTTACCTTGCCAATCAATTGGTTTCAGTTCAAAGTGTTTAGGTCTAGTTCCTCTAGCATTTACCTTAACTAGCTGATGAGGCATTGTATCAGCTGCAAATTCTGTACGACTACCTGGTTTTACACATTCTTCCCAAACCCCTGGACCATCATCAGGTGCAGAGTTTGATTTAAATTGTAGGTAATAATCATCTTTATCAGATGTACTATTCACCACCTTCACTACATAACCATGTCTACAATGAGTAGGTAGATCACCTACATCATTAACTTCATCAGTAAGTACATTAATTAATTTAGAATCTGATGCTGTTACAGTCCAATCTAGTTCGTTTGGATATTCAGTATCTGCTACTCCATTTATTTTATCACTGGTATACATCCTAAAATAAATACCATTACCTATTCTTTTAGCGTGCCATGGCCAACCTTCACCTGTTCTTGGATTGTTATTGTTGTATTGATAAGTTGGCTTCATATCTCTAGGATTCAGTTTCCTATCAAATTCAGCCATAATAGATTCTAAAATTCCATCAGCAGTTACTGTCTCATCAGCTGAAGCTGAAGTAGGTTCAGGTCTTATTGCTCCAAGACTTGCTTCATAACCTATTACTTCATGATCAGTAACCATTATCTTATAATTGGTTGCAGATGGATCTGTATAATTTGGAGTATCAGAAGTTTTTATATCTGAACCACCCATAACAACAAAGAAATAGTCACCTTTCTTCCAACCTTCTCCACCATGTAAAAGCTTAACCTCTACATTGTAGTCGCAATGATATTCTTCCCCTACTGCTTTAGGAGTACCAGTATTTTTTAATTCAAATCTTAAGTTTAACTTATCGTGATAATTCAGTATTTGACCACTATTAGAATCTTTTGAAAAATTCATAGGGTAAGGTTTACAAAGACTACCACTGTGATAAGGCAAGGATGTTGCAGTAATCCCTTCAAAACTATTCTCAGGATCAGATTGTAGTGGTCCGTACTTATTCCTATCTGAGTCGTTTTTAGCTAAGTAAGACTTTCCAGTTGGGTTAATAGTGAATATTTCTCTAGCAGTATATCTACAAGCACCATCTTTGGTTTCATTAGGTGGGTTTGCAGCCCATCGCTCTGTAACTGTACCATCTGCATTAGCAGCTACTGCAGCAGACGTATTTTTATCTTGAATCTCACCCTTTGGTCCCTTTGTAAGAGTCGGGAAAGTTGTACCAGTAACAGGTGTTCCCCACCATTGCACACTTAATTTTGTAGCTCTAGATATACTTCTTTGTTCACCACCTTTCTCATGAAAGTTAAGACCATACTGTTTGTTATATGCTATTTGCTTTAACTCTATATATGCTTCCTTTGGTCGTCTATTTCCGTGATACAAAATCGTACTTTCTCCAGGCATCTTCGTCTTTTTATATTCATGACCTCCACGTGTTGCATTTGAATCCAACATGGAATCATCAATACAAGTATCACGTGTCAGATTACTCATCTCAGTACGTCTCTCTCTATTCGTTATAAATGTATAATCATTTATATTTAATACCTGAATAGAGTCCTCTCCAGTATGTTCTAAGTAAGGTTTATATAAAGCTGCAGTAGCAGTTGCTGTAGTACCCGATGAAGGTGCAGCTATCGTTACTGTTGCAGTTACATAGCCTTTACCTTTATTAGTTATCTCAATATTAGTAACTTTTCCATCAACTACTGTTGCTGTTGCTGTTGCTTGTGTACCAACATATTTCCAAGTTACAGCACCATCAGAGACACTTCCTGTTGTATGTGTAGGTGCAGTATTACCAGAAGTACCAGCATTAGTAGCAAGATATAATTTATTGGCATTAAATACCTGAGCATTTTCACTGTAAGAAACTCCAGCCGCCCATTGCACACCTATTGTAATAGTAGGTGCAGATGTATATCCTGATCCAGCGTTCGTTATGTTGATTTGTTGTACAGAAAGATCCATCCAAGTCTGAGATAGAAAATAATTAACCCAGTTCTTGCCTTTTGGTTTATATGTATATGGATCTCGTCTAAAATAAGTTGGACCGATTTCATCATCAGCAGGGTTATCAGGATCAAAGTATATAGTATGTTTTTCTTGCCAAACTTCATACTCATTACCTTGTAAATCCCAAATCTGTATTACACCTGATTTATCAATACGTCCTATGAACTTCTCTTCTTGATCAATAATAAAATACTTCCCTGAAGTTAATTGATCTCCATGTATATCTAAAGTTGAAAGAAACTCAGACCCAGGTCTCTTCTCTAATCCTTTAGTTATATTAGGTAGAACGTTTAAAGCATCATTAACTTGTCCTGGTAGTTTTAATTCATCAGGTTGTTGTGAGATGCCTTGTATATAGTTTGGTATTGTCTGAGTTACTCCAGCCATTAGATTCTAGATAGTGCTTGATAAGGTTGATATGTTTTATATGAACTGTTATGACCCATACCTAAGTAGTTATGATCACCTTGATTACATTCATATTCCATACAAATTGACCTAGCTACTGCTTCTTGTTGAGCAAGAACTTGTGCTAAGTCTGGGTTAGTGATTAGTTGTGTTGCAGCTCTGGTACTTGCTTTAGCAATTATGTATCTTTTAAAAACTGCTGGTATTGAATGACCTACCTCAGCTTTATTAGTAAGGTCAAGATCAAAACCAAATTGCCATACTACATCTATCTCTACTGAGCTTGTAAAGACATCTGTATGTTCTACTTTATCGTAAAGCCTACCATTCTTAATGGTAACGTCTTTCGTTCTTAGTGATTGACCATCACTGATATCATAATGTAATGCGTTAGCAGGTATCTCTATAAAACCATTTGTATCTGGTACAACTGTTATATGTTCTTCTCTATTAAATGACCATCCCTCACTTTGTACATCTAATGATGCATCTTGGAGAATGTTATAGATAAGATTAACTTCTGGGTTCTCTAGATCAATACCTTGAATAGGGGCTTGACCAATAGTCCCTAAGATTGTATTTATTGCGGATAGTTCTGTATCGATATACGAATAGTTAGGGTTTGCCATAAGTTATGTGAATAAAAAAAAAAGGGAGACCGAAGCCTCCCCATGTGAATAAAGAAATATTGTTTACTGATAACCAGCGTTGTTGGTTGCAGTCTGAACAGTACCAAACTGAGCTGGCTTTGTAGCAGTACCTGCGAAAAGTTCAACAGCAGCAGCTGGATTCAAGTAGTCTGCACCCATTGCAAGGCGGCCAAGAATAACATCACCCTGATAAATCACGGAGACATCACCTGATGTGACTTGTACTTGTGGTCCGATAGCTTCTACTACACCTGCAGCTTCACGTTGGAAGATAAGTCCACAAGAGTTAGCGAAGTTAGATGCTTGACCATATTCGTTATGGATACCTGTAACAGAGTTACGTCCATCTTCGATATCTGGTGCAATGAAATCACCTGTATTACCAGGATCAGCTACGTTAGTATCTACAGTATCGTCATTTCCTGATGAAGGTGTGTACTTTGTACCATACTTACTTAGGAATGGGATATTCATAGACTTGTAGATCTTGATACCAGCGATCTCTACAATTCCATTACCCTTCTGACGGGATGTACCTTGTGAGTCTCTGTTAACTAGACCATTCTCACCAACCTGTTGGATTAGTTCATAGTACTGGCGTGGGTTAAGTACACCTACACGTCCCTCAGAACTAACTCCTTTTTCGTCTAGTGCAGCAGCTGCATCATAGAATGCATTAACAAGTGCAGTTGCACTGTAAGCATCATTAGCATCAGCATTTGTACCAACACGAATCTGTGTTCCACCTGGCTCTTCGAAGTTAGACTTCATGACAGGAGACTTAGCTCTTGCTCCACGAGTGATAGCTCTGAAGATTAGACGGTCATATTTTTCAGCTAGTGCATAACCAATCTTCTTAGAGATCTCTCCTCTTAATTCATAGTGAGTAAGAGTCTCGTCTAATTCGTAAACGAAAGCTGAACTGATTAGTAGGTCGTCGCATGTAATTGTCTTCTCTGCGACTGGTGGTGCGCCGTCACTGTTACCTAAGATACTTTGACCTGGAACATGGAACTCGGCGTTGGTGCGACCTGTGTAGATGAACTGTAAAGAGCGACCATTTTTAAGGGTACGCTTCATTACAAGATCCCTTGCTATAGCATTGTTCTGGAAGCCTTTAAACATCTCTCCAGAGAACAGCTTAAGTAGCAAAGCTCTTTGATCGGACGCACCATTGAGCGAGCCGGGGCGCGTTAAGTCAGCTAACGGCTCGTTACTATTTTGATGTGCCATTTATATGTATTTTAAAATGTATTGAAGGTATAAATCATCATCGCTAGCAATTTTAATTCGAAGTTTTGTGGTCTATCCCACCGTCTAGACGGCTGATGAGTATCCTCGTAAGGGTCAAAAGCCAAATTACAGAGAGGTCCGACACTGAGGTGCCTCTCTGCTATGGAAGTTCACATGAAGAACTTCTATATGTATGAAGAAGGCTAGAGCCATAAAGACTACTAGCCATAATTCATTAATCTTTTTCACTAGGTTTAGTTTCTGTTTCTTCTTGGTGCTCCTCTGGTTTATTGTGATGTGCGTCTGTTTGAAGACGGTACGATGTCACATGAGCTAGATTACCTTTTGATTGATGAGACATTAAAACTTATACTTAGCTCCAACTTTTAGGTTGTAAACATTGTCATTATCGCCATTAGTGATACCAGCGAACTCGCCATAGAGTGATGTCTTAGCAGTCCAGTTATATGTACCACCAACTTTTCCTGATAGTTCAGTCTCTGTACCATCTATACCATCAACAGCTGTAAGTGTTGGACCACCTTGAATATAGTAATCAAACTTCTCTTTAGCTCCATCAAGTCCGATGTGTAAATCTACTGTTCTACCAACATACTCAGAACCATAGTAACCATTGTTGATTTCTGTGTTTAAGTATGTACCAGCGAATGCAGGTGCAGACGCTAGAGTGGTTGTTGCGAGAGCAAGTGCAATTGTTTTCATTTAATTAAATAGTTTTTGATTTTGTGTAAGCGATGCCGCGATACTTGTAAGTAACTTTGATAGTCATTAGATAACCTCAAGTACCTAAGCCCCGTTCCATGCTTAGGCTTCATGCGTCCCGAAGGATGAACGGACGTATCGTTAGGCAATAGGTGCGACTTCTTTAGCCGCTAAGTCAAGTGGGAAATTATGTGCATTCCTTTCATGCATTACTTCCATACCAAGGTCAGCTCTGTTTAATACATCAGCCCATGTAGGAATTGTTTTACCACTAGCATCAACTACGGACTGATTGAAATTGAATCCATTGAGGTTAAATGCCATTGTAGAAATTCCCATGGAGGTAAGCCATATGCAAACGACTGGCCAAGTAGCAAGGAAGAAATGAAGAGAACGACTATTATTGAAAGAAGCATATTGAAAAATCAATCTCCCGAAGTAGCCATGTGCGGCTACGATGTTATAGGTTTCATCCTCTTGTCCAAACTTATATCCATAGTTCTGCGATACAAGTCCAGTTGTTTCCCTAACAAGTGAGGAAGTAACCAGACTTCCGTGCATAGCAGCGAATAAAGCTCCACCGAATACCCCTGCAACGCCGAGCATGTGGAAAGGATGCATGAGGATATTATGTTCTGCCTGAAAAACAAACATAAAATTGAAAGTCCCTGAAATACCAAGAGGCATACCATCA